AATACTCCACGACATCTTCTGTCGAGATCAAGGCTCCTGCGCTCTCTCTATTCGCCGCGACAACGGCCGACGAGCTATTCGAGGGGCTGAAGGGACGCGATATGGTCAACGGCTTCATGAACCGCTTCCTGGTCATCGACGCCGGAGCGAGAACCCCTGAAGCCGATCCGTCGTCAAACTTGCGAGACGAGGCTGCTCGTTTGGCGCCTATCATCGCCAAAGCCTATCGGATCGGAATGTCGGCCAAGGGCAACATGGCTGGTCTCGTTGACAAAAACGGCGACAGCGATCCGGAGCCATTCGTCGTCCCTTGGCAAAGCCAGGCTGCGCACGATGCCTATATGGACCTTTCCGCCGAATGCGAACGCCGCATGTCCGATGGAAGCGATGGCGGAAAGCTGTTCGCCCGCACAGCGGAGATTGCGCTCAGGATCGCGACGATCCGCGCGTGTGGCGACGACATCACCGCTCCAATGGTGACGATCGATCATATGGAATGGGCGTCACGTCTCGCCCTGCAATCCGCCGAGCTGCTCTGCGTCGCGACCGATAAATTCATGGTCGATCCGCTCGGTGTGGCGGAATTTGAACGCAAGATCATCTCCTGCCTGAGAGCCGCCAAGGGGCATCGCATGACGTCCCGCAACATCCGTGATGCAATGTCCAAGCATCAGCGCAACATGGGCGATCTCACCCGCGCACTCGATGACATGGCAAAAACCGGCGTTGTCGAACTCCTGAAGCGATCCGGGTCAGGGCGATCTGGATTTACCGTTCGCCTGATCACCAGATAGCCAAGAGTTTTCCAACCGCCGGCAATGTTGAAAACCCGCTCAAAAAGGCGGGTTTTTCGTTGATTTTTTCCGGGGCTCATTCCGGGGCTTTTCCGGGGCTCCAACCCCGGAAAAAAGGCGCTTTGTGGCAAAATTGTGATTTTTTCCGGGGCTCAAACCCCGGAAAGAGCCCCGGAAAAGCCCCGGAAAACACCATTGAAATATTTAATGAATTTATATGTCATCAATAGGTTAGGTAATTTAGGGGCTCTTGAAGTTTTGTTTCCTGTCGGAGAGGTGCTGATGAGTGAAATTGGGTGATCCTCTTACGCGAGAGCCCCCAAAAACCGGACGCCTTGCCGGGACGTGGCAAATCAGGGTAGAAAATTCGTGCCGCTTGCCTTCAGGCACATCACCGTTCCGAAAGGTTCACAGATGCGCCTCACGTTACGAACAGCCGTCTCTCGCGATGGTCGAAAGCTGTCATCGGCCTCGATCCGCCGGGTCGAAATCGATGAAAAGCTGCCGGAGAAAATCAAGCCTGCCGCTGACATCGGTTCAGCGCATTGGATCGTCGCCATGACGGAACCGCGCTGCGAAGCCCGCGCCATCGCCGGGCTTGAACGCGCCGGGTATCCTGTTTTCGTGCCGATGGTCACGAAATGGCGACGCAAGGCCTATTGGCAGAACAAGATCGCTGTCCCGCTATTCCCGCGCTACATCTTCGTCGGTCTGATATCAGGGCCGCAATATCCCGTTTCCCGATGCGAAAGCGTCTCCTGCGTTCTCTCAGACGGTTCAGGGCCGATCGTGGTTCCGACCGGGCTTGTCGAGGCGTTGTCTCGCCGCATGATGGCCGGTGGTTACGACGAAACCCTGAAATCGTCGCTGCGGTTCAGCAAGGGCGATGCGGTGACGATCGCGCGAGGCCGCTTCGCATCCATAGCAGGAAAGGTTGCATCCATTCCCGCCGAAGATCGTGTCACCGTCCTGATCTCTCTTCTCGGTGTCGATCACCGCGTCGAACTTGACGCCGATCAGGTCAGGAAATCAGCGTGACCTTGCGCATGATTTTCAAATCAGGTATTAAATTCCTCAATCAGACCCGATGGTTCGCGGGAAATGGTCCGCACCCGGACGGCGCTAGCGTGCCTAAATCGCTGAAAATCAATGGAAATCATCATGGCTGCCGCATCTAAACGCGGTCGCCCGTCCGGCTATTCAAAGGCCATGTGCGAGACAGCGCGCAAGGTTGCGCTGCTCGGAGCGACTGATGCCGAAATCGCCGATATCCTCGAAATCAATATCGCCACCCTCCACCGGTGGAAGGTTCAGTTTCCGGAATTCTGCGACGCCCTAAAAGTCGGAAAGGAGCCGCCCGACGAACGGGTCAAGCGGTCCCTCTATCTGCGGGCCACTGGCTACACATACGACGCGGTGAAGATTGTGGCGGATGCCAAGACCGGCGCTTCGGTGGTTGTCCCTTATCGCGAGCATGTCCCGCCGGACACCACGGCTTGTATCTTCTGGCTGAAGAACCGCGACAAGGAAAACTGGCGCGACAAGCAGGAGGTCGAGCACTCCGGCGCTGTGGACATAACCCCGATGGCGGAAGATGGTAAACGCAAACTCGCTGCGCTCATTGCCGCCGAAGGTTCGACAGAACTGGCTGGCGAGCCTGACGCCTAAAGAGCTGGCATCGATCAGCTATGATTGGCGCTTCTGGGCTCGGCCCGACCAGCTTGAGCCAACAACGCAGGACTGGACGACATGGCTAATCCTCGCCGGGCGCGGATGGGGAAAGACCAAGACTGGAGCGGAGACCGTTCGCCAATGGGCCTATGAGGCTCGGTATGAACGCATCGCTCTTGTCGCCGAAACAGCTGCTGACGCTCGCGACGTGATTGTGGAGGGGGACAGCGGCATCCTTCGTTGTTCCCCGCCATGGTTCAAGCCTCGATATGAGCCGTCCAAACGTCGACTGACATGGCCTAATGGGGTCATGGCGACGCTGTATTCAGGAGAGGAGCCTGATCAGCTTCGCGGGCCTCAACACGGCGCGGCATGGGCTGACGAGGTTGCTAAGTGGCGCTACGCCCAAGACGCATGGGACCAGCTTCAGTTCGGGTTGCGACTAGGCGAAAGGCCGGTGCAGATCGTCACGACGACGCCGCGCCCGATCCCGATTATCAAGCAGCTCGTCGCCGATCCTCTCTGTCACGTCACGAAGGGCCGCACACTCGACAATGCCGCGAACCTCGCGCCGACCTTCCTCAAGAAGATCGTCGCGCGATACGAGGGAACGCGCCTCGGCAGGCAGGAACTTGACGCTGAAGTCCTTGAGGACATTCCCGGCGCTCTCTGGTCTCGCGCCATGATCGAAGCGGCACGGATCGCCAAGGCGCCAGACATGGCCCGCATCGTGGTATCGATCGATCCGCCGATAACGGCCGGAGAGGACTCCGACGAGTGCGGCATCTCGGTCTGTGGCCGTGGCGTGAATGGCGAGGCGTTCGTTATCGAGGACATGTCCGAGCGTGGGCTGTCCCCGCAGCAATGGGCACGACGCGCGGTGATGGCCTATCACAAGCATGGTGCGGATCGCATCGTCGCGGAGGTCAATCAAGGCGGCGATATGGTCGAGACCGTCATCCGCATGATCGATGCGAATGTTCCGGTCCGTAAGGTTCATGCCACGCGTGGGAAATACAAGCGAGCCGAGCCAGTTGCGGCGCTTTACGAGCAGGGCAGGGTTCATCACGTCGGCGCCTTTCCGCAGCTCGAGGACCAACTTTGCGGCTACACCGTCGATGGCATGGCGGACGACAGTTCACCAGATCGGCTCGACGCTATGGTCTGGGCCATGACGGATTTGATGCTCGGTGAAGCGGGCGGGATAGGGATATTCTGATCGTGGGCATCATGGATTTTTTCAAGGCACGTGAGGTCAAGGCGTCCAGCGCCGGGCCGATGATCGTGTCCAATAGCGTTGGTCAAGCGCAGTGGACCAAGCGCGATCTTCAGCTTTATGCGCTGGATGGATACCAGCGAAACGCGGTTGTCTATCGCTGCATTCGCCTGATCGCTGAGAGCGCCGCATCCGTCCCCGTCATGGCGATGCGGGGCAATCGCGAAGTCGAAGGCCATGCTGCGCTTGCACTTCTTGCCAAGCCGACGCCCTTTTCAACGGGCAAGCGATTTCTTGCCAGCGCCTATTCGTTTCGTCTGATTGCCGGAAACGCCTTCCTTGAGGTCGTGACGGTCGGTCAATCGCCGCGCGAGCTCTACGCGCACCGCCCCGAGCGGTTCAAGATCATCCCCGGTGGCGACGGAAACCCGAAGGCCTATAGGTTCTCGCTCAACGGCCGCGAGATGAACTTCGATGTCGATCCGGTGACAGGCAAAAGCAATGTCCTTCACCTGATGGACTTTCACCCGCTGGATGACTGGTTCGGCATGTCGCCGCTCGATCCGGCCTCGTTCGCTTTGGACGCGCATACCTACGCCTCACGTGAGACCGTCACCACGCTTCAGAAGGGCGGCGTTCCGGTCGGCGCGTTCCAGTATGACGGCTCCGAAGCCCTGACAGGCGATCAAGGCCGGCAGTCGAAGGAGATGTTTCGGGATAACGTCACGGAAGCCCGCCGCTCGCGTCTCCCGCTGTTCCTGAACAAGTTCTGGAAGTGGGTTCCGTTCGGATACAGCCCGAAAGAGCTCGATGTCACAAACCTCAAGGCCGATGCAGCGCGGGAAATCTGCTTTGCCTATGGTGTGCCGCCGATGCTGCTCGGCATTCCCGGTGACAACACCTACGCCAACTATGCCGAGGCAAACCGGGCGTTCTGGCGCGACACGGTGATCCCGTTCGCCGGATGGAACCTTGAGGAAATCGGCCATTGGCTCGCGCTTCATTACGACGAGGCCGATCTGACGCTCGTTCCGAACACGGACAACATCATCGCGCTTGAAACCGAGACTGCCGAACGCTGGACCCGCCTCAATGGGGCTGACTTCATCACGGTCAACGAGAAGCGTGAAGCGGCTGGCTACGGCGGCACGGACGGTGGTGATGTCGTGCTGGTTCCGTCGTCGGATGTTCCGCTTGAAGATGCCGGGTCATCGATCCACGGCGGCGATGAACCGAATGACGGCTCTGATGCCGAGGATCAAGCCGATGCGCAGGACGATACAACGCAGGGCGCGAGCAACAGCGGCGATCGAGCGAACGGCGGTTCGTGAAATCGCAGCGGTCATCCGCAAGGCAGGGGAAGCGATTGCCGCGCGTGTTGCTCATGGCGCGTCGTGGAGCGAGCCCCTCAACAAGTTCGGCCTCGCGCTGGAAAAGGTGTTGATCGCGGCTCTGACGCGGGGTGCTGTGGCTGGCGCGGATGACGTCAAGCGTTCCATCCCGCGTCCCGAACGCAAGGCGGCGCCTCAACCGGGTTATGTCGATGCGTTCGTTCTGTCATGGGTCAGGCGCCACTCTGTTCGTCGCGTCCAGCAGATCAGCAAGACGACAGCCAAGGCCATTCGTCGGCAGATCATCGACGGGACCAAGCGGGGCTGGTCGAACGACAGGATCGCCAAGGCTATTCGCGAGGCGACGGCTGGGCAGATCGGTAAGACGAGAGCGGCCCGCATCGCCCGCACCGAAACGCATACCGCTTTCGAGCGCGGCTCCTATGAGCAGGCAATCGATCTCAAGCGCCTCGGGCTGGAAATTGTAGCCGAGTGGGGCGCGACCGAGGACGACAGGACAAGGCCGGATCACGATGCGGCAGATGGTCAGGTCGTCGATCTCGGAAAGACATTCACAGTCGGGAATGAGGCGATGCGCTTCCCCGGCGATCCACGCGCTTCGGCGCGTCAAGTCGTCAACTGCCGTTGCACGGCGCTCTATTACCCGAAGGGGACGCGATGAACGCTCTCTGCCTCAAATCAGCGCCTGCCATTGACCACGGCTGCGGCGTCGATCTCGACCTGAAGTTCGCCGAAGCGAATGGCGATATCGCCACGTTCTCCGGCTACGGATCGATCTTCGGCAATATCGACAACGGCCGCGACATGGTGATGCAGGGCGCGTTCGCCGAAAGCATTGCCAGCAAGGGCGCGAAGGGCGTGAAGATGCTCTGGTATCATGACCCGTTGCAACCGATCGGCACGTGGACCGAAGCCAGCGAGGACCGCAAGGGCCTTAAGATGTCCGGACAGCTTCTCCTGTCCCTCGCTAAGGGGCGAGAGGTCTATGAGATGATGAAGGCCGGTATCGTTGACGGTCTCTCCATCGGCTTTCGCACGATGAAGGAAAGCTATGACACCGAAAAGGGTGGACGCGGCTATCGCAAGATCGAGAAGGCCGATCTCTGGGAGGTCTCGCTTGTGACCTTCCCGATGAACCCGAAGGCGACCGTTACGGCGGTCAAGAACATGCCATCGGAACGTGAACTTGAGGCGATGCTTCGGGACGAAGCACGTCTTTCTGATCGTCAAGCCAAAGCGGCTGTGGCGGTCTTCAAGAAGTCTCTCCGGGACGGAGAGGAGCCGGAACACGCTCCGCGCGACGCGGAAGCCGAAGCCATTTCCCGCGCGCTGGACACTCTCCTGACGCGCATCCGGTCCTGAGAAGGAAACCAAGACATGACGAAGCATATCCGCAAGGGCGGGTTCGCGAACGCGCGCCCGTATGAGACCAAGAACGACAACGGCGGTGCGGCCGAAGGCGCGCTTTCCGCCGAACTCAAGGGCAAGCTCGATAAGGTGATGAGCACCTTCGAAGAACTGCGCACCAAGTCCAATGACGCCGACAAGGTGCTCAAGGACGTGGTGAAGCAGGAAGAGCTGAAGCGCATCGACGACGCGCTGACCGAACTCAAGAAGGCGTTCAACGAGGAAGTCGCGGCGCTCAAGCGCCTTCAGCGCGGTGACGTCAAGGGCGACGTTTCGCCCGAACTCGCGGAATACTCCCGCAAGTTCAACGAGTATTTCCGCTCCGGCGGCGAAGCTCGCGAGTCGGAACTGAAGGACCTGGCCAAGAAGGCCCTCGCCGCAACGTCGAATTATGATCCGAGCGCCGGCTTCACGGTGTCGCCCGAAATGGACGGCATCGTCGATCAGACCGTCCGCGAGGTCTCGCCGATGCGTGCCATCGCCTCGGTTCGCACGATCGGCACGTCGATCTACAAGCGCCTCGTCAATGTGCATGGTGCCGGGTCAGGCTGGGTTGGCGAGACCGCTTCCCGTCCGCGCACTGACGCAGCGAGCCTGAAGGAACTGCTGTTCCCGGCGATGACCCTCTACGCGAACCCGGCTGCGACCGAGGAGCTGCTTGAGGACTCGGCCGTCAACATCGAGCAGTGGCTTGCCGATGAAGTGTCGCTCGAATTCGCCGGCCAGGAAGGCACCGCCTTCATCACCGGTGACGGGACCAACAAGCCGCGCGGCGTGATCGGCGGTTATACGCCGGTCGCCAATGCGTCCTACGCTTGGGGCTCGCTCGGGTTCATCGGAACCGGCACGTCCGGTGCATTCGATGCGACCAACCCGGAAAATGTCCTCATCGATACCTACGGCGCCCTGAAGGCTCCGTATCGGAACAACTCGACGTGGATCATGAACCGGAACACCATGTCCGTAATCCGCAAGTGGAAGGACGGCAACGGCCGGCCGAAAATCGAGCTTACCTATGCGGACGGCGGTCTCGTCGAACGCCTCATGGGGCGCCCGATCGCCGAAATGGTCGATATGCCGGACCTCGCCGCGAACTCGTATTCGATCGCGCTGGGTGACTTCAAGCGCGGTTATCTGATCGTTGATCGCCGTGGGATGCGGGTGCTCCGCGATCCGTATTCGGCCAAGCCGTATGTCGAGTTCTACACCACGAAGCGCGTCGGCGGCGGGGTGTCGAACTTCGAAGCGATCAAGCTGATCAAGTTCATCTGATCGGAACGCATCTTGGTCGGGGCTTTGGCCCCGGCCTTTTCCCATGAACTGAAAGGAACATTCCCATGCGGGATATGCACTCTCATCTTGCGCCGGCTGTTCTGCTTCCGGCGGCGACCTATTCGGCGGACAATACGCCGGCTGCTGTCGATCTTCAGGGCTTCGAAGGCGCTGAAATCGTCCTCTCGGTCGGCGTCGGCGGCATCACCTTTTCGGGAACGAACAAGGTCGAATTCGTGCTGACGCACTCCGCTGATGGTTCGACATACTCGAATGTGACCGATGACGACATGATCGGCGTGACCGGCATTTCGTCCGGGATCATCAAGTCGCTCACCGCTGCGCACGCTGCCGGCGCGGTCTACAACTATGGCTATCGTGGTGGCTATCGCTACCTGAAGCTGCTTGCCGACTTCTCCGGTACGCACGGCGCGGGCACGCCGCTCGGCGCCAACGTCATCAAGGGCTTCCCGCACAACGCGCCGGCCTCGTGATGACCTACACCCTTCGCCTCACTGACGGACCCGCCGTCGAGCCTGTCACGCTCGGCGAGGCGAAGGGCCATCTTTCCATCGCGC